GAATGCTGTATGGGTTAAAATCCCCAAGCGTCACAAAGGTAAGCTGTGTCGCGTATCCAGAGCCTTGTACTGAAGTGGTGATAATGGGTTTCTCGTTACCACCGTAGTTAATGTTCAGACCACCGTAGTTGATGTTCCTGCCCTTATATCGAACTGGAGCACCCTTACTCTCCTGAGAGTACGAACTGGGTCGTGATACTGTGGGGTCGTCCCAATCGTAGTTAACCGCCATGTTAACTGTGAGAGGCCCTTCCGCGCGGATGAAGGTGTTGACCTTCCGCATGGTCTTACGAACTTCAGTATCCCCAAAGTCGTAGTATGGCGTTGAATAGATGGCTAGGATATCCTCACCATCAAACGTAGTTCCCTGATCTTGACGATACACTTTGCCATTGTAGTCACCGTGGAGAACAAGCTCTTGGCGTCCAACATATGCAGATGCTGTTGCACTTGCACGGATACCGATTAGTTCTCCAAACTCCCAACCTAAGCGTTGGTCTGCCGACCGTAGGCCGCCAATGATACCGAAGCTGTCTCGTGTACCGATAGTGTCATCACCTACGAAATAACGAAGCTGAGACTTAGAGCGGATAACGACACCTACCAAAGTATCTAGATCAAACTCTCGTGGTAGGTCAGTCAGAAGTTGCTGAATAGGCTTAGAGATAGTTTCAAGTTCGACGTCACCAATTCGGGATGTACCTGCAACAGGACGCAAACCGTCTGGGGCCAAAAACACCAAGTCACCACCAATCTCCAAAACACTGTCGCGGGCNATACATCCCACATTCGAGGTTACTTGGTCGATTACGAAACCTGCGCTTACGTCGGCTGTAATCTTCTTAATGCCGTTGTTACCAAACACGAACAGGTTGTCACGGAATGGTTTGAACTGAACGACGTCAAAGCCTACGGATACTTGTCCTGCACCATTGGCCGCAGTGAAATCATAAGGATTATTGGGGGCTGAGTGCGCCATTGTAGCGTCTTTAAGAACGTCGCCGCCAATGAATAAGTGGTTCTCAAATACGTCTACGAGAGATGGCGTATCAAGACACTGATCACCCCCCGGGGCGTGTGAACCTGAGTCTGAGTGCGTTCCGTCTCCTGCCGAGGTAACTACGTCCCAGTGAGTGCCATCGAAGATGATTGCAGGGTTCGCACCGTCTACAAATACGATCTTGTTACCGTCACCAAAGTTAAAGCTAACGTTACGGATCTTACGAACCTGATCACCTAGTGTGGTGACCGTAGAACGACGCAGGGAGTGATCTAGAGTATACCGAGTCCAACCTGCGGGGGCATGACGATAGAAGCCGTATTCGTTAGCGTCTATCTGTACTATATCACCCTCGGCAACAGGTGTGTTGAGGGTAACAGTATTTCCAGAAACAGTAAAGTCTGTAATGATGTATTTCTGCACTCCGTTCACATAAACGTGAGTGCTATTCGTGACTACAGTTTCGTAGGTTCTACCGTCGTCGTCCGCCCCTGTGAAAACCGTTTGACCTGCCGTTGCCGTGTAAGTGTATTTCTTAATCTTACGCGTGGCTATGATAACAGTTTCGTTGAGCGTATCATCCTTAAACACAGCAAGGGACAGGATTGCCCCTTCAGCATTATCAGGATCTACCTCTTGGTAAATATTGTCATAGGGCTGAAAGCCCTCTACACGACGATAGCCCCCAAAGAGGCTTACCTCGTAGTTCACAAGGCGGGTAGCCGAGCCGGGGTTATTCTCCGCAAGATCCAGATGGTTCTCGTTGGAGTTCAANCCCCCGCCACAAATGACTTTGTAGGATTGAATTCTATCTGGCATTAGCCACTTACCACCTTACGTCGAAGTACGCGAGTATCTCGGATAGCTTCGTACTGGTTGATTAGGATACCTTGCATTTCTTTCACGCCCTGTTGGAATAACTGGGAAGAAATACCTGCGCTCTCCATGTTGTCACGGAACATGTACATCTGCATAAGAGCGCCTTCGATAATGATATTATCATATGTAGCAGGAATGCGCGTCGTATCCGTATAAGCAACCATGTCAGAATGGTTCATGTAGTAACGGAATTTCAGAGTATATGCTTGGTCAGGGGAAGGGCTTACGCCGTAGCCGTTACCGTGTGCGGGGAAAATGTACTCAGGAACACCACTACCTGCGGAACCTGCATCGTCATCTTGGTCGCGTAACTCTTTGTAGTACTGGTCGCGACTAATGACCTTGAGACGGGTATTGGTAATTCCGAGGCTGTCGTCTTTCTCCAGTTTGAAGGAGTTCCAATCGACAGTCTTAAAGTATTGAGGCCAAGAGTATTCCTCTTGACCGATTGCTAAGACCTGAGTGTGCTCGGCCGCATTGAAGGGCCATTCGTATTCAGCCTGATTGATCTTAGCAATAGAATTTCGGATAGCGTCCTTAGCGGTCGCCTGAACGCCTCGTACACTCGCAAAGTCAGCGTCAGCAATCTCAACTTCATTGAGCCGACGCAATAGCTGATTTGTAAGATCGATGAATGTAGACACGTTCTATCTTCCAGATATGAGAAAGGGAGTACCCCCTCAGAGAGAGGGTACCCCCATCACTTTTACGCCGCGTTGTAAGCCGCAGTGAACAGTGCTTCAGGACGCAGGATCTTGCGACCGTAGAGTTGCATACCGCGCACCTTGTCTGCGAAGGTGTTAGGATCGCGGAAGCTCTCAGTCTTCGCAAGCTGTTGTGCCGAAGCTACAGCCGAGTCGTGACCTGCAACGAGCAAGCCGAAGTCAGTTTCCGAACCTGCCGATGCAGTAGTACCTGCACCTGTGCCGATGAACGGAAGGTTGTTCGACTTGTAGACGCGGAAGCCACGGATCAGGCCTTCGCCTACACGACCGTTGCGGATTTCCTGACCGCCACCGAAGTCAGCGTTAACGAACTTCGAGTCTTCGTCCATCAGGAGCTCGTAGAAGACAGGGTCAGCGATGAACCAACGACCTTCAGTGTCAACGTTGTTCTGATCCATCAAACGAGCGATACGGTTCAGGACTGCCAAAGGCGAGGTGATGCCACTAGCACCGCCACCTGCCGCAACTGGGATCGAAGTGATCTCAGAAGCTACACCCAAGTCAGAACCACCGAAGTCAGTGATGTCTAGCTTGTGAGCCGCCAACAGTTCGTCTGCGTCTGCGCCAGTGTCGGCTTTAGTGCCGTTTGCCGCACTACGACGTACATAGTCGCCGTTTGCGTCTTTTTCCCAACCTGCAAGGTACGCCATGATCTCGGAGTCGAACTCGTCGCGCAGACGGTATGCCGCACGATCAGTCGCCAAGTCCATGAAGTTCACATGCGAGTGAGCCGCTTCGATGTCGTCGATGGCGAACTGGAAGTAGTTAGCCTGATCGATAACCATCGAAAAGTCTGCATCTTGCAGATCCTGAGTTGCAAGCTGAGTGCCACGGGCATACGAGCTAACAGTGATTTCAGGTTCTTTGATGATGCGTACAGAGTCACCGAAGTTGGCGATTTCGCCAGTGTAATCAGTGTTGGTGATATCTTCTACAACAGAAGACTTACGGAAAGTCTTTTGGACTTTCTGGGAGTAAATGACGGGGCTGAAGTTACCATTAGGAAGGTTACTGTACCCGCTTGCAGTATTAAAAGCCATAGGAATTCTCCTTGTTAAGTAGGCTAAACTTTCCGATCTAATGTCGGATTTCAGGGTTTAGTTGGTACTGAACAGAAGAAGACTATCGGGCTAAGGGCTGTAACCTTCTCAGGTGACTAAGCGCCGTACGGAATTCTTTGGGTATAAACATGTGTATATACACGCTGAATGCCTAGCACATTAGGGCTGAGGGTTCAGGTTATCTTAGTGATGTTCTTCTGAAAGATTGATTTGTAGAGGTAGGCAATGAATGCGGCTCTACGAGGGAGTAGGGGTAAAGCCCTGAACAAATGTCAAGACTTTACCAATAACTGAGGTTGTTATACCACGAGTAGTGTACCTTTTACAAGTGGTAGTTAACGTGCCGCCCCAGATAAATCGTATTCAAACGTGCCATCGCGCATAGATTGGAAGATTGCATCTTCATTCTTCTCATACTCTGCGGCTGACATTTTCGCTACAACACTCTCCTTGAAACGTGCACGTCCTGTAGATGGAGAGGCTGAAGACGACTTTCCAACGGATTGTGCGGCATCTGTAGAAGATGCTTTACGACGTCGGATTCCTTTGTCCGCCTTATACAGGTCAATTGCCCGTGCGGCGGCCTTAGCGTCAGTGTCGTTCTTGTACAGTGCATCTTGAACGTATTGGGGTTGTTCCATAACCCAATCGTGGAATCCACGGTCAGAACGAATTTTATCGAAATCTGGGTGAAGCTCTCGGAGTAGTTTTTCCGCTTTCTCACGTTCCAGACGACGTTCGAGTTGCTTGATCTTGCCAAGCTCTTTCTCGCCTACTTCCATTGCCTCCTGCACTCGCTTCTGAGCAATGGTATCAACGATCTTAGCCACATCAGGATATTTCTTAGTCCAAGCGGCTACTTCTTCTTCCGTCTTAGGGAACTTGATCTGCTTCTTAGTAGCTTGTGCAAGCTGTTCTTGCATTTGCTGAAGCTCGGCATCTTTCTGCGCCATGCTCTGTTGCATGTGACGACGCAGATCGCCATAGCGTTTCTTAAAGGTTGCCTCTTCTACGTTTTGAGGTTCAGTTTGCTCAGTATCCTGAGTATTTTGTGTCTGCTCGACAATAGTTTCTTCCGTACCGAGTTCTTCCCGATACGAGCCTTGGTATTTTGCCATGATTTTCACCTTGGGGGCCGAAAAGTAGCTCTCACTAATGAGAGAGGGTTTTGCGGGTAGCCCGTCCCACGCAAATTGGGCGTACTGCTACTTAATCGTCGCGAAGATTACGCGAGGCTTGTAGCCGTACTGACCTGCTTGAGTAGGGTACATGTCTTCATCTTCTGCACCCTCCTCTTCAGGCTCCATATATTCTTCTTCAACCTCTACCTCAGCAACTTCGACTTCGTTGCCTTCAGGGGTTTCGTATTCGCCTTCTTCTGCCTCGTGATAGCCTTCACCACCACAATGCTCACAAGGCTCACCGTCCATTTCACCTGTGCCCGAACATTCAGGGCACTCGACCATTTCTTGATCTTCGTCCATCTCGTAGCCCTCTTCGTCGAGGGACTTAATCTGACCTTCCATTGCCATTGCCATGAGGCCCATCTTGGCCTCTTCACGCAATTCCATGAAAGTCTTCAGACCGTGGTAGCGGACGACGTCGGCAGGGACGACATATTCACCTTCGGACAGTGCGGCAGGGATATCGTCACGAACGTTAATCTCAGAAGAACCAACAGGTACGGGATTACCTGAAACTTCATCGTAGCCGACGATCATTTCATCCATATCCATGAGGCCGCCACCGCAGTTTAGTTTAATGCTCATTTTACTTTACTCCCTCAATTGCTTGTTCACGCAAAGTCTTGAAGCGACGTAGCTCTGCAATTGCGCCTTGGATCTCTAGGATCTTGTCATGTTCTTTGGTTGTTTCGAGATATGTCCGCATTGTCTCAATACGGCTGTCCGCATACGCTAGAAGGACAGGGTACAGATCCGTGTCGTTAACAAGGGGCAGAACTTTCTTAGCTAGTTCCTTATCCATTATACGGGTGCCCCTTGTGGTGGCTGTGCGGGTGGCTGTGCAGGTGGCTGTCCGCCGTTATCCCCGCCACCGCCGCCAGTGAACCCTTCGGCCCCGGGTGGAGGTGCGGCTCCCGGCGCTATGTTGCCGTTACCTGTTCCTGTAGGGTCGGATGGCGCGGGCGCTCCACCTGCGGCTCCGCCGCCCTGCGGTGGTTGTGGCATCAGTGCCGCTACCTCAGCCATCATCTGTGCTTGAATAGCCGCCTCACGAGGATCGTTGAGAATCTTCTCTTCATCCAAATCCATAGACGCCGCCATCTCACGCAAGATGTAATCGTACTTCACGAACGGTGCCATTGCAGGGTTTGCAGTCATCTGCATGAATTGTAGCAGACGCTGAGAACGTACTTCGTTCCGCATCAAGCTCTCCGTACCGCGTGGGACAACCTCAAGGTTCCCCTTCGCTACATCCTTGTCGAAATTGAACTGCATGTTGAATGCGAACAAGGCGTGGCCTAGAGGTGCCAACAGATAGTCATCTACGTTACGGACAACAGCCTTAATGTTCTGTGCGGCCGCAGACATGAGCATGGACATACCTGACGCTGTGCGCCCTGTACCCATAACGCCTGAGATGCCGTGTGCGTAGGAAGGCATACCTGTCGCTTCATCTGAAAGCTGACGTGCCTTGTCGAACATCATCATACATTCGTTTGTGACATTCGGGAACTTGGTTCCGAAAATGGCCTGTCCCGGCGCACCTGCCTGACGACGGAAAATTTTGCCGGGATAAACAGATAGATCCTGACCGGGGACGAGGTTCGTTTCGTCTATTTCGATTAGAAGGTTCGAAGACAGTGCCGCATTGTCGATTGCCATACGCATGAAGCCGTTCATAACCTCTTGCGTGTCTGACATGTTCTCAGCCAAGCCTACACCGAAGAACGAGTAAGGATTAACCTCATAAGGTGACGCTGAAAATGGAATGCGGGCAGGAGTGAATGGGTTGATTACCATACGCAAGATCTGGCCGTTACAGATCCAGATATTCACTTGCACCTGATCACGCTCAAAGTACTTCTCAGGGATGTCCATGTCTGCCTCTTCGGCAGTCTCAAGATCGATCATACCCCAGTACTCAAGTACCTCGAAGCGGTTGATCTCAGAAGACGTTGATTGGTTATCTTCCAACGCCTCTTCCCAGTATTCCTGAGTGTAGTTAGGCCCGACCTCAATCGCTAGTTCAATGCTTTCCTCACGGAAGTGAGGACGGCTTTTCAAACCGCGCAATTGCGTACGGCTCATACGGTGACGTTGAATAACGTATTCCGCTTCCGCCATGTTACGCGCGTCAGGGTCAGGGTAGAAATCCCAGATAGAAACACTTTCTACTTTCGGGATTGTCTTATAGACAGGATCGTATTCTCCATCGTCATTCCAACGCGGATATTCCTTGTCGTATGCGAATGGGCCTTTCAGAATGCCTGTGCCGAACAGAGACATTTCAAAGGCCACGTTCCGCAAGTGCTTACTAGCTTCGCTTTCATCCAACTGATCGTGGATCAGCTTTTCCATCTTGCGGGCTACTTCTTTAGCAGGTTCCCAAGTAAACGCAGTAGGCGTCTTACCTGCACCTGAACGAAGCTCCTTTTCAACACGCTGAAGGTCATCCTTGAGAGGGCCGAGACGATCCAAGATATCGCCACGAGTAACGTTAGCAACGCGATTTACTTTCTGTCCTGTCTGCTCTTCAATCTTCTCAGGAGTTACTTCCTGTGGGTCGAACGAGACAGCGTCAGCAATGCCCGTAGTTACAACTGGAGGTTCAATCCCGATAGGGAACTTAGAACCTGCAAACAGTACGTCTACGATCTGCGCGTATGCCGCGAGAACCTTGGTCTTCGTAATCTTGATGAACGCCTGTGACTTCTCAGTGTCAGTGAACTGGGTGTCTGGGCCGTACAAGCCTCGGTAGTTACGGTAGGCTGTGAGCCACCGCTCTTCGTCAGGCTGTCGCCATGTGTGTGACTTATCATAACGTCCTTGTACCCAAGCGACGACGCCACCCATCTCAGTGTTCTCAAGTTCGACGTCTCCGTCTTCCTCTAGAACTGCCGAGTTAATGTCAGGGTTGTAGTCTTCTGGTCGGTCAACAATTGCCATGTGATTCAGTATCCAAAGTTCGTACTAGCGGGACGCCAGTGAGGTTCAGTTTTGCCTTGACCCATAAATTCTTCGAAAGGGGATCTAGCTCTTGGACGAGACATTATACCATAACGAATGCTGTCATATGCGTGGTCGCTACGGTAACGAGGATCGATGTCATCGCTTCCTTTAGGGTCGTTTGGTATGACAGGAAGGTCTGCGATAATCTGGCGACATGTGTTAAAGAACACCATCCCTGCCGTCCCTGTGCCTTCATCGAACTTCAGACGTTCGTGAAGCATGTTTCTTCCTGCTACTCGCGCTCCCGCGCTTCGATCACTTGGCCGCCAACGGCATCCCAAAGAGATCATCTCTTCCGCAATACTTGGGCCAATCTGGCCTCGGTTGTGCCAACACGATGAATCGAGTACGCCGTATTGGATGTTCTCCCCTCGCTCTAGCTCTAGAACTGCTTTCGCAAGGTCTTTCCCCGTGTGCTTAGAAACGTATAGTTCACGGTACACGATGAGGGTTTCGTATGACGGGTCGATGGCAAACCAATGTACGGCTGAGTAGCTAGAATACCCGTAATCACAAGATCTAAACCGCCGCCAATCGTCTGGTATGTCGAAAGGTTCGATAACGTGTATATTCTGTCGGAACTCTGGGAAGGCCGCACCGTCAGCAATCGCCCAATCGCCTTCCAGAAGCTGACGCCTTTGCATTTCAGGTAGTGAAAGAAGGTTTGCTTCATAGGTTCCGTCTTCAAACAGATATGGGTTATCGCGTAGGGTTGCAGGTATGAACCTGCGGTAGAAAAGTGGTTTACCTGCCTTTTCGTGCTTCTCAGGGTATGCGAGAGGTTCGCCTGTCTCAATGTCCGTGGCGGGGAATGGGGTATTGGCAGGTGCAGGGTCGATAAACATCGCCTTAACCCAACCATGCCCCGGCCCGCCCGGGTTTGTTGTTGCCCGCATGAAGATGGGCAGATCTGGATCTGTCGTACGGAGACGAGATCTCATGTAGTTCCATGCAAACGGCGTAGCGTGTTGTGTAAGCTCGTCGAATGCAATGTAGGAGAATGCCTGACCTTGGTAGCGGAGAACGTCTTCCTCACGCTCCAGATAGGTCATCCATAGTTTAGCTCCTGACGGGAATACCCATTGGCTTTTCTTCTCCTGCCATTTCGCTCCCGCGTACGCTTTTGGATATAGTTCCTGACTTTTCCAGACCAGTTCTCGAAGTTCGTCATTAGTTCTTCGGAGGATAAGCCCATTAAAGTTGCCGTTTGCGAAATAGCGCATGGGGTCAGCAAGCAATCCGTAGGATTTTCCGCCCCCTGCCGCGCCACCGTAGAGCACTTCTCTTTCTGGTGCCGCGAGAAATTCTGTTTGCGGGCCCTCATTCGGGGCGAAGATGATTTCGCGTTCTTTAGGTGCGGCATTGAAATCTAATCCCTCGCTGACAGTTCCCCTATTTGCTGTTGGAGTGTCAGGATTATAGGATCGATTTTCTTGGTCAGCATCGTCACCCTTTAATTGCTCAATTTTCTTCTTAGTGGTGGTCAGGCTTCTCTTAGCCGCCGCTTCCTTACGCTTCAAAGAGTGTAATTCACGCTCTTCCTTCGTCTTAGGAGCATTCCGCTTCTTGCGTTCCTTCAGTTCTCGTCTACGAGGGCTATTATCGCCTCTCTGACGTTTCCATATGTTCGAGATACCTTGGTGGCTAATCGATTGGCCAGTTTCTTCACTGAGCCAACGAGCGACCTCACGGGTCGAGTTGCCATCATCCAAGTAATCCAGTGCTTGAGAGATCTTAGCGACCATCTCAGGATCTGGAACAATAGTGAGCGGATCTTCTTCCGAAGGGACATAGCCGTATGGGAGTTTAGCAGTCGCATTAGGCCGCTTTTTAGTTTCCCATACATCCTTGTTACTCTTGGTTCGTTGTGTCGTCATCTACAGGCTCAGAACTCTTTGGTGGAAGGATGAAGATCCCGCCCTCTGGCCCCTTAACTTCAACTTGCTCTTTCTTAACCAACCCTGCGCGGTCTAGGATCTGGGTCGCCGCCGCTACTGCGTTGCGGGCACCCATAGCCGAAGGATCATCCAGTACGTTCAACATACTGAAAGTCGCTTTAGGGGCATTCATTGCAAGCATCATTCCTGCACGAGCTACAATCTCGTCTTGAATTGGGGCGATAGCCTCATTCACTCGTGTAGCTTCAGAGTACCCTGCAATACGCATAGCTTCGCGGACGTTACCACGCGCCTCTCCTGTAAGGGCCTCTAGGAACAGTTCCTGACGTTCTGTCAGTGGTTTCTTTTTAGTTTGATCAGTCATTATACTTCATCACCCTGCGGCTCTAAGGCTACACATATGGCTTGGTAATTCACGATAGGCTCACCTATTGCTCGTACGACGCCTTGACGGCTCTCGAAGCACTCTTCCATCGTGTCGTATACGCCCTCAAGCAATAGACTTGGCGGCATACCGTGAGGAAGACCGTCGATGAGTATTACGAATAGGAGCCATTGCATAATCTCTACCTAATTACTTCTTCTTGGCGGTCTTAGCCGCCTGTTTGAATGCTTTGTTGGTAGGCGCTCCCTTGGAGTTAGGTTTACGCATTGTCTCACCTGATCCCTTTGCAATGCGCTTACGCTTCGCATGGATGTTCGCGTATAAACCTTTACCTGCCATGAGTGACCATCACCATTTCTTGCACGACCAATAACGGGCCGTGAATTTATCTTTGGCCGTGTCGCACTTATGACGGGCACGGAAGCTCTTACGACGCTCAGGGCTGTCCTTCTTGATCTCCATGTTAGGATCACCAAAACGGATCAGCTTCACCTGCTCGTCTTTCTTCGCCAATACGGCAAACTTCTTAGGGCCGTCGGGTGTACGTTTAGGTTTGTTGTACCCTGAGAAAGACTCACCTCGGTATTTGAGGCGGCCTGACGGAGTACGCTCGACGTCCTTAGTCGTTGCCATATTACTTCAGCGTCTTTCCCGATTTCATACAACGACCTGCGGCCGCGCACTTAGAGGGAGTAGTACAAGCGTTACATGTCTGCACTGGTACGCGCTGACCTGTCCCGCCTTCTGCGTACTTACTTACTTTTTTGTTACTTTTTTTTTAGTAGCCATGCCGCCCTTGGCCGCTTTCACGCCTTCGGCACGTTTCGCGTACTTGGACTTATCAGCTTGGTCGGTCTTAGCTTTAGAAGAAGCCATGCCACCTTCATTGTAGCCTGTCTTCTTGACCTTCATGTAACCACCGTTTGCGGCCTTCACGGATGCACCGCAGTTTGCTTTCTGGACTTTCATCGTAGGGATTCCCTGTTGATTAGGATTGTTAAAGTAGATCCTCGTCAGGATCTGGACGCACGTCGTCTACCGAAAAGTCATCGAATTCGTAGAACTCATGGTAGCCACGGAATATCCGTGCATGTTTCTGGGCTTGCTCCCTCGTGATCAAACCTTCCTCTATGAGGAGTTGTCTGACCTTCTCTAGGGAAAGACGTTGCCCAGTGTTCGCTTCAATAGCGGCACGAATATAGATTAGATTGATTGCTTGAGAGGGTTCAGGCTCTACGAAACCTCTCTTATTAGAAGTTTTGGCCATTGTTCCTGATGCTTGTTATACCATTCTTAATAACGTAACGCAACACTTGTTGACACTAGTAGATGATTTTGCTAGTGACGTAAGTCTGCACTAGTTGCTCCGTAGCACTAGACAAAACGGTAAATCCGTGCTAAAATAAGGAGGTGTTGCCGAGGGGGATATATATACTACCCCATACCTACGGCTTCTCTCCAACTTACATAGGGATCTATCTGCTTATGCTCTTCTGAGTTCAGGTAGATCGATCTCTTACCTTCAAACTCATCACACTTGCGGAAGACTACGGACATGTCTTCCAAGCAGACTAAGGCAAAAAGATCGCAATCGGATGAATCGTAATCCCGATAGTTGGTCTTCTTGCCTTTTTTTATGTTGAATATACGCTGACCATCCGCAGATGCCTTAGTCTTAACATCGACTAGGATAGGATAATAAGCATTAGCTCTATGTGAGCTTGGGGGCATGACAATTAAATCATACCCTTTCCCATTCGTACGGACTACCTCATAACCATATCCTGCTAGAATAGAAGCTACGAGGTTCTCACCTATTGCACCAACCTGTGTTGCATCTAGGTTCTTCATACGCTTGGGATCGAATAGAGGTTTCATACTACTCAGAACCTCTCTATTCGTCTTCTAATTTAGCTTCATCGTCATCGTAGTAGTCGAACATGTCGTGATTAAAGACACGACCTTCCATATGACCTGCTACTTCACGAAGTTTATCGACAGCCCGCTCAAATTCATTGGCGATAGCATATAACTGTCCGTATCCGATGTTGCCGTGCGATAATTCCGTGTCACGATAGAAATCTATGACGTTATCTAAGACATCCTCAAAAGATACGCGTACCTCTTCAGGGTCATCATCAGTAGAATTCTGGAATATAAGCGTAACGACGTAGAAATTACCGTTAGCATCGACTTCTAGGTCATTCTCAATACCTAGTTCTAGCTTTAAGGTCGCTTGACCTTCATCATAGAACATATAATGCCTCATATGTCTAACATATGGCCTCTTACGGGCACATTGATGATACATTAACACTAGATATAGCATAATGCAACTACTAGTGTCACTAAATAGCACTAATAAGTGATATTTTACCCTCTAAGAACTGTTCTAAGAACACTTGGGGCACGATAGGTTGACAGTTCGTCAACTCCCTGCCCTCAAAATACGGTTCTGTTACATATGCTTTACAAAACCTAGTCCATACTCCCCCCAAACTAGGTCTAAGTACGCTTGGGGCCGAGGCCGTTGACAGTACGAAATTCCCAATCTCGGGTTGGAGTTGTATACGATAACGGGTACACCCCCCCGTGGCGCTCGCCCGCCCCCCTTGGCCCCGCTAAACTACCGTTTTCCCTAGGGTTTTCGGGGGTTCTAGCGTATTTTCTAGCGTTTTCTGGCAAGAAAAAAGCCCCTAGGTTTCGCAATTTTCAACGGGGAAAATTCAACCGATAGAAAAAACCCCATAAGAAAAAAGGGGCCTAGGAAACGGGGCCCATAACGTGGCGTTAACGGCCAAGGCGAAACGCTATTTTTAACCCCTACCCCCCATTGGCGAAACCGTGACGCCATAGGGCGGGGCCCCCGCGTGTACGTTTTAACCCGCTATTGTTTCGCTATCCCTACCTTGTTTCCCTTAGCGCCCCTGTAACGCCCCTTAGAACGGCGCTAGACTGTATCTAATACCTACCCCCTACCGATAGCCAAACGCCCCTTAGAACGCGTTCAAAATACGCTAGGGGCTAAATAGAATTCTAAGGGCTAGGCACCAATAAAAAAGCCCCCGTTGTTATGCGGGGGCCTTGTCAGGTTTAAGGGGTTATTGGGCGGGGCTTAGATATCGTGCAAGAATAGCCAAGCGATAAACCCCGCAAACGCTATAAAACAAAAAAAGAACGGGGCAAAGAATGTGAGAAAATCAATCATTGTCCAAAACCCCCATATGAAACGGGACACATTCGCCCGCGATATAAGAACCGTTTGCGGTCGGGAATTGTTCGCCACAGCCTGAAACCCAATTCACTAGAACCCAAGCGAAAAACCACCCTAGCAAAACCACGGCGCAAACCGTGCCGATTGATTGCCAAAACGTAACGCGCTTTTCTTGTGTGTCATAATACATGGTCGAAACCCTCATTTAGCTAGTGGATAGGCGGCCACCACGGCCAACCCGTAACGCCACTATAAACGAAAAACGGGGCCCTAGTAAAGCCCCGTTATAGTGTCGTTGTAAGTGTCGCTAAAATAGCACAAGGAAAACGATATACCAAAACGCTATGAAACCGACAATTCTATAAACATCGTCCATTTATGCCGCCCCTTGTGCAATGATTGCGTTTGCGTATTTAGCGCCGTTTCCA